GCCATTGTGGCAGGCTGCCATTTTGGCGGAGTGGGGTTTTTTCGATTGGCTGCCGATTTGGCATCCGCCTGGCCCATATGGGGGGCGGTTCCCACTAACCAAGCCAGACTTTACTCTAATGTATTACCCAAACTTCTTTGGTCGCCCCCTCTTGCGGGTGACCTCATCGCCCATGATTCTTTTAACTGTATTTTCGCAGATATCAATCATGAGGATTCTATTTATAGTTTGTGTCATTTGTGCAAGAGTCAGGTGTTGATTCTTGATGACAAAATCGTAGATCATACTTCGTATTTTTGGATCAATCATAATTACCTAGCATTTTTATGGTGCTATATTTATAATGTTACGCACAGGAGATAACAATATGAAAAAGATAGAAACTGAAATCAAAGTTGTAGCTACTGAGGCATTAGCCAAAGATGTTGAACTTTCTCTTGCTAAAGAAGAGGAAATTAATTTGGAGGAAGCTGAAAAGCGGATAGAAGCGAACACCATGGTACAAGCTGATGATATATCCCCACGGTCTGACTGAAGAAGAAGTAATGGCAGCAATGAACAAGGCAGTCGCCCTTCTTGCTCAAACTTTCTCTTTTGGATACTTTGATAGTGATGACATACGGCAGGAAGCTTATATATTTGGTTTAGAATCTCTTCCTCGCTATGATCCAAGTCGCCCCCTAGAAAACTTTTTGTATAGTCATATGAAAAATCGCTTGATTAACTTCAAGCGTGATAAATACCACCGTACTGATCCTCCTTGCAAAATATGTGCGGAGCATGGAAAACATCCAGACGGATCTACATGTTCAAAATATACGGCATGGAAGAAACGAAATGCTTCTAAGCAGAATTTGATGCGCCCACTAGATATTCAAAATTTATCGGACGAAAATGAAAAGTCTGTACGGCAAAGTCATAATATAATAGATGAAGCGACCCTAGCTGAAGCTAGAGCCGTGATAGATAACAATTTATCTGTAGAGCTTCGCTCCATTTATTTAAGGATTAAGGCTGGAGAGTCTGTACCGAAGGCCAAGCGTGTTAAATTAGAAAACGCCCTAAGAGATTTAATTTATGGCAGGAAAAAAGCTTAATAAAACGGACCGTGATTATATAAATAAAAACTTCGAGGTTTTATCGCCCGAAGATATTTCTAATAATATAAATAAGCCCATAGAGTTAATACAAGAGTACATATCTACTATTGCGAATACAGACAGAAAAAATTTGCGGAATAGTAAAGCTTGGAAACAGTTGAGAGAAGAGTTTGATGTTGATGAGCTTGAATATTTTGAAGAGCAGTATACTAAGTATATTGATCAATTTAGAGAAGATGTGTTGGTGACCGAAGAGACTCAAATATTTCTTGTGATTAAATTTGAGATCATGATGCACCGTAATGCCAAAGCTAAACGGAATGCGTCCAAAGATATAGCTAGGTTGAGCAAACTACAGTCAGACTTTCTTGCTAGATTTACTTCGCCCTCTGAGATGTCAGACGAAGACCGCACATTCCTTTTAAATGTAGAGACACAAATACAGGCAGCTAAAGCTTCTGAGCAAGCTCGTTCTACCGAATACATTAAGCTCGAAGAAAAACATCAGGCATTGCTCAAAGATCTTAAGGCAACTAGAGATCAGCGTGTAACTAGAATTGAATCGTCTAAAGAGACATATCTTGCAGTTATTAAAAAATTGGCCGATCAAGAGGAGAGAGAAATATTGGGCCGTCAAATGGAAATTATGAAAATGGCCACAGACCGAGAATTTAAAAGACTTAGCGCCCCCCACACTTTTGAAGATGGATCTCAAGATTCTCCAGTACTAATACCAGAGGAACAAAAAAATGGCTAAGAAAGCAATCATCTTTGGCATTAATGGTCAAGATGGGTCTTACTTGGCCGAACTTCTACTAAGTAAGAAATATAAAGTGTATGGGGTTACCCGCCGTTCTTCTGTAAATACTCTTGGGCGAATCTCTTCCCTGCTAGACAATAAAAACTTAAAGCTGATCGAAGGTGATGTAACAGATCCAGCCTTTATCTATTCAATTATAAAAGACATTGAAGCGAATGAAGTTTACAATCTAGCTGCACAAAGTCATGTTGGGGAGTCTTTCAATCAGCCAGCTTACACCTTGGAAGTTGACCTGAAGGGCGTTCTGTATATTCTTGATGCTATTGTGAAGTACAGTAAATCTTCTAAATTTTATCAGGCTTCTACGAGTGAAATGTATGGCTCCTGTTTTAGTTATATAGATAATGCAGGAGATAGAATAGAGTCTAAAACTGCAATTTGCAGAGAAGATTTCTTAAAGTTAAATGCTTTTCAAGATGAGAATACTCACTTCATTCCTAATTCGCCATACGCTGTTGCCAAATATGGGGCGCATAATCTTATAAATATATATAGAACCGCCCACAAGATATTTGCATGTTCTGGCATTTTATTTAATCATGAATCTCCTCGTAGGGGAGAATTGTTTGTAACTAGAAAAATAACCAATTGGATTGGTAAGTACTTATCTGGACAAACAAAATCTAAGCTTGTTCTCGGTAATATTAATTCTTTGCGAGATTGGGGTCATGCAAAGGATTATGTCAAAGCTATGTACTTAATGTTGCAGTCAGACAAACCTGACGATTATGTTATTTCTACAGGCAAAACACATTCAGTTGCAGACTTTTTGCAAGAGGCATTTTCTTTTGCTGGTATAAAGAACTGGAAAAGTTATGTCGAAATAAGTAATACATTTATGCGTCCGTTTGAGGTTGATGCTCTTCGTGGGCTATCCAATAAGGCACAGGAAATCTTAAAGTGGAAACCAACCTATTCTTTTAAGGACTTAGTTCAAGACATGGTTGAGAGCGACATTAATGGAAACAAAGTATGTAGTGATTCGTGACACAAGAGAACAAAATGGTTGGGATTTTACAACTGGCAGTTCTTGTGATGGAACAGTAGTCGAAGGTCTTAAGACCGGAGATTATTCTATTAAAGGATATGAGCATTTACTTAGCATTGAAAGAAAAGGCTGTATAGCAGAACTGGCCACCAACTTAGTTGAAGATAGATTTGAGCGTGAACTTGAAAGAATGGAAGCATTTAAATATGCTTTTATGATTTTTGAGTTTAATATGGAGGACTTGATAGCTTATCCTAAAGGATCTAGCGTTCCTCCTTGGAAAAGAAAAAGCGTTAAGCTTAATCCGTTCTTTTTGCTCAAAAGACTTTTAGAAATTGAAATTAAGTATAAGGTAAAGATTATTTTTGCAGGAAAGCATGGTAAAACTATAGCGTCATCTATCTTTAAGCGAGTAATTGAAAATGAACCAAGACAAGCTGAACAAGATAATTGATAGGGCTTGGCTTCTTTCTGAAAAAGAAATACTTGCTGTAAATCCAGATTCCGATTTATCTGAACTTGAAAAGAAAATTGAATTGCCATTAGATGTTATTCATCCTCTAAAGGATATTGTATTTACTAATCAAGAAGAGATGGCCGTTCAATTACTAAAAATACTTCGTAATCCAGATTATTTTCCATTTACCTGTAAGCTTTTGTTTGGAATAGATATATTTCCATTTCAGCACATTATTCTTAAAGAATTGTGGAAGCGCCCATTCCCCATGATTATTGCTGGTCGTGGTAGCGGTAAGAGTTACATTCTTGCGCTATATTCGATGCTTCGTCTTTTATTTACTCAGGGTTGTAAGATTGCAATTATCGGTAAAGTTTTTAGGCAGAGTAAAGTTATATTTGAATATATGGAAGGTCTATGGGCCAATGGAGTTATTTATAGAGATTTGTGTGGTATAGGAAAGGGAAGAAATAACAGAGATCAAGGCCCAAGAAGAGATATTGATCGTTGCGAAATGATTGTTGGTGAAAGTGTGGCTATGGCTTTGCCTTTAGGTACTGGCGAAAAAGTTAGAGGTCAGCGAGCGAATTATACAATATGCGATGAGTTTGCGTCTATTCGTGAAGATATTTATCAAAATGTAGTTAGAGGTTTTTCTAGCGTTGCATCTAATCCAAGCCAGAAAGTTCAAAGACAAGCAAGAATTCAAATGATGAAGCAATTAGGCATGTGGTCTAAAGAAGATGATGAAAGAGAAAATAAAGTATTACGAAGTAATCAAAATATTGTAGCTGGTACTGCATATTATGCTTTTAATCATTTTTATAAAACTTGGTTTAATTATAAAAGAATTATTGAAAGCGCAGGAGATAAAAAGGCACTAGAAGAAATTTTTCAAGGTCCAGTTCCAGACGGATTTGATTGGCGTGATTATTCTATTATTCGATTGCCAGTAGAAATTCTTCCGCTTGGTTTTATGGATGCAAAGCAAATATCGTCTGCAAAAATTAATAGCACTAAAGCTAATTACTTAATTGAATATGGTGCTACATTCGCTACTGACTCAGATGGTTTCTTCAAACGCAGCTTGATTGAAGCTTGTGTTGTTGGTCGTCCTGAAAAACCGATATCCTTACCAACAAGCGGAGAAATTAATTTTCATGCTTCTCTTTTGGGCGATGCTGCTGTTCAACATGTTATGGCAATTGACCCTGCTTCTGAAAGAGATAATTTTGCCGTTATAGTTTTAGCACTTTATCCAGACCATAGAAGAATAGTTTATTGTTGGACAACAAATAGGGCGACATTTAAGGCCAAGATGAATAAAGGTATATCTAAAGAAAAAGACTTTTATAGTTACTGCTGTCGTAAAATTAGAAATTTAACAAAAGCTTTTCCAAATATGCAACGGATAGCACTTGATAGTCAGGGTGGTGGTGTTGCAATTGAAGAAGGATTGCAAGATCCGAATAGATTAGAAGCTCATGAAATTCCTATTTATAGAACTATTGATACAACAAAGAAAAGAGATACTGACGACAAGAATGGCGAACATATTTTACAAATGATTAATTTTGCAGATGCTAATTGGGTAGCAGAAGCAAATCATGGACTTCGTAAAGATATGGAAGATAAGGTTCTTCTTTTCCCATACTTTGATCCAATTTCAATTACTCTTGCAGAAGAAGAAGATATAGCTGCTGGAAGAAAAGACAACAGCGTAAATCTTTATGACACATTAGAAGATTGTGTTATGGACATAGAAGAATTAAAGGATGAATTAGCAAGTATCGTACATACACAAACAAGCTCTGGGCGAGATCGTTGGGATACTCCAGAAAATAGAGATAATGAAGGTAAAAAAGTATCTTCTAGAAAAGATAGATATTCTGCTCTTTTAATGGCGAATATGATTGGTAGAATGTTTCAGAGGATTGAAACCCAAGAAGAATATATACATTCTGGTGGTTTTGCTTCTTCGGTTTCTTCTTCAAAACAGGAAGGGCCAATGTATATTGGGCCAGAATGGTTTAAACAAGCCACAAAACATACATCAGGTTATGGCGTAGTTGTACCTACACGGTGTAACAATAATTTAGAGTAATCAGATTACAATCAGATTAGGTAAAAATCATGTCAAATAATGATAAACCCTTGTTTGTTACTTGGGATGAAAACGACCCTAAATCTAAAGAACAAGCTATAGCCAAGTCTGGATATTCAGAATCTTTAAATAAAACGGTGGCAGGAACATCATTTCAAAATATTTCTTATCCCAATGTTTCTGTTCGTGAATCTTTTGACAGAAGAGATTTTGATTATTTTAGACCAGGCGAATCTATTCCAACATTGGATAAAGAGATTATAGCTGCATGTATGCAAGCATATGATCGCATTGGAATTGTTCGTAATGTAATAGATATGATGGCAGAATTTGCATGTCAGGGAATTGATCTTGTTCATCCAAATGAAAAAATACAGACATTTTATAGAGAATGGTTTGCAAAAATTAATGGTACTGAAAGAACAGAGCGAATTCTTAATATGCTTTATCGTGCAGGAAATGTTGTTGTAAAAAGAAGTACTGCAAAATTAAAAAATCCAGATGTAGAAAACTTACAAAAAGGATTGGCTGCTGATATTCCTGTTGGTGATCCAATTAAGTCAAATAAAAACGAAATACCTTGGGGTTATACGATTTATAATCCAACCACTATAGATGTATTTGGAGAAGAGCTTGCCCCATTTATTGGACCTAATTCATTTCGATATGGAGTTAGAATTCCAGATAGTATTAGCAAGAAATTAAAAAATCCGCAAAGCGAAATAGAAAAACAGGTGATGGTTGGTATATCGCTTCAAAATTTAGTAACAACTACAAATGGCGGTAAAGTAGTTCCTTTGCCAGAAGATAAAACTGTTGCTTTATATTATAAGAGAGATGATTGGCAAGTTTGGGCAAAGCCGATGCTTTATTCTATTCTTGAAGATCTTATGATGCTCAAGAAAATGAAGTTGGCAGATCTTGCTGCTTTAGACGGTGCAGTAAGTCATATTCGTGTTTGGAAGTTAGGTTCATTAGAACATAAGATTTTACCAACAGAAACTGCTATTGGCCGATTAGCAGAAATGTTGCTTAATAATGTTGGTGGAGGATCTATAGATTTAATTTGGGGTCCAGAGTTAGACTTTAAGGAAACCTCAACTGATGTGGTTCAATTTTTAGGCGAAGAAAAATACAAACCAATATTAAATGCCATCTTCGCTGGACTAGGTATTCCTCCTTCTCTTACAGGATTACCAGTTGGGCAGGGATTTTCAAATAACTACATCAGTTTGAGGACTTTAATTGAAAGACTTGATTATGGTCGTCAATTATTAATTGCTTTTTGGGATAAAGAAATAAAGCTTGTCCAGCAAGCTATGGGTTTTAAACTTCCTGCTCAAATCGTCTTTGATCAACACACACTATCTGATGAAGCTGCCGAGAAGAGATTGCTTATTGATCTTATGGATCGTGATCTTATTAGTGAAGAAGCTCTTCAAGAGAGATTTGATCTTATTCCAGAAATTGAAAATGTTCGTAGAAAGCGTGAAATGCGTAAGCGTGAAAGTGGTAAGATGCCACCTAAAGCTGGACCTTGGCATAATCCACAAAGAATTGATGACCTTAAAAAGATGTGGGTCCAAATGGGTATTATGACTCCAAAAGACTTTGATATTGAATTAGTTTCTGATTCAGTAGAAGAAGAATCAACATCAGTTCCTTCAACAGAAAATACCGAACAAAAACAAGCAGGATTGTCTGGGCAAGGAAGACCTGTTGGCGTTAAAGATTCAGAAAAAAGAAAGAAGAAAGAAATAAGGCCAAGAACTGCTGCAAAGCTTGTTGAGGCTATGTCTTGGGCTGAATCTTCTCAAAAAATTATATCTGAATATGTTAATGCTGCATATTTGTCATCACTTAAAAAGAAGAGTTTGCGTGAACTTTCTTCTCAAGAATTTGAGAGTCTTGAAAAAACAAAGTTCCATATTTTATGTCAATTAAAACCTCTTCAAATAGTTGACAAAAAACTTGTTGGAGAAATTATCTCTGCCAAGATGGAAATACCTTCTAGAATTAAAACAATATTAAGTATTGCAACAAAGAATTATATAGATAAAGAAGGTGTTCAGCCAAATACAGAAACCAGAAGAAAAATAGAAGCGTCATCTGTTGCCATATTCAGAGTTGACGAGATGCCAAATGAAACCTGTGATACTGATAACATTACATAGAAGGTATCACGAACTTCATAAGTCTTTAAAAAATATTCATTCCAAAAAAGTATTTTTTAAACAGCGTCCTTCCATAGTTTTAATATGGGCAGATCCAGAACCATCAAGAAAATGGTTTATTGATAATTTACTAAAAGAAAAAATAATTGATCATGTTATTTACAGATATAAATTACCATCTGATTCTGGTGGGCATGGAACTACATTTTCAGAATCTCAAAATATAAGACTTGGTTTAGAAAATGTTTTTAGACTTTATGATGATTGTTATTGCATAGTTCAAGCATCTGATATTTGTATAACTGAATATGGATTTTATTTAATAGAACAAGAAATGAACAATAAAGCAAATGTTATAAATTTTACTTGGGCAAATAGATTTTCTACAAAAGCATGGCACACAAACTGTTTTGCAGTTTCAAAAAATAAAGAGTATTGGCCTCCATGCTGCGACATTAATTGTACAGATACATTAGAAAGACTTTGGTATAATGAGTGCAATTTATATAAAGGCATAACTACACTATCAAACAATAATGAAGTGGCTTTTATTCATAAACACATTTCAGAAAAAATGGATGCATTTCCTATTAAACCTGTTAATATAAAAAACAGTTTTAATTTATTTATAAAAGGATCAATGACATTACTTAAAAGATTACGGTGTATTTTTTTAGGAGATATTAATGTCAAAAA